AGCTTCTATGAGTTGCAGTTTCAAGCCATCTGATGTATGGATTTTATAGATAAATATCTCTCCATCCACCATACGACTTTGGAGTATAAGTCTTTGGATATCATAAAATGTAGATGTTTTTTCGATGTCACAGTTTGTTTTTTGTATCCAGCGCTTAAATCTTTTTTCTATTTCATTGTCAACTTTTGCTTTGCCTGTCTTTGACTGGAGTAAGATACCTGTTCCAACAGAGTTATTGATGATAGACTCATCGATACTTGCCATGATAGGGTTATTTTCATGTAGCCATCTCGCCCTAGCTCTTAGTGTATCTCTATCAGGTGTTGCTGTTTTTTCAAATTCGCTGTTGGCGTTGTAAAAATCTCTATTTGCAGCAGTTCTTTTTCCACCCTCATAAAATCTATTTTTCACATCGTTTGTTATGCGAGAGTGGATAGTTTGTGTATTACGAGAAGATGACATTTGCAAAAGCTTTTTTTGGAGTTGTGTTCTGACCTGGTATATAGTTTCTGCCATGTACACTTATCTCTGCTTGGAGTCTTTGTTCTCTATCTTCAAGTCTAGAAAGTGCAGCTCTGCTTATCTGTTTGTCTCCATTTTGATAAGACTGTGCTTTTAAAGCTTGTGATATAGCTAATTGGACTTCGTCAAGTTGTTCACCGAGAGTAAGTGCCATACATACGCCTTTTTAAAGTTATGACGTATTTTGACACTTATTATTCTAAAAAAGTATGGGTACTAAAATAAATTATGCAGTTTCCTTTTTAAAATCTTCTACGTCTTTTTTAAACCAATCTGCTTCTTTTGCTAGGTTGTCTAATGCTTGATTAAATGTTGGTGATTCCAATAGTAATTTTTCAACAGCCTTTCCAAAAGACATATTATTTTTTTCTGCATACTCATAAATGCCTCTTATTGCTGCATAATCCATTGTTGAACGTGGTAAATAACCTCTTTTTGTTGTTGCCATTATCAATATTCCTCTAAATGACTATTTTGTCTGCGTTGAGTTCTTTGTTTAGTAGATTTTTTTTCTACAAACATCACTGGTCCATTATGAGCCAATACCTCTAGATCAACTCCTGCGATTAGCAATGAAGCATATCCATATACTCTTATATCTAAAGCTTCATTCCTAGCACGTTTCTTTTCCCATCTTCCCTCTTTGTTTCTCTGTTCTGCTGTTAGTTGCTTGAAGTATTCAGCATTGTACTCAGGTTCTTGTGGGAAGTGCATATATCCTGGTCCTATATGTTCTGTTGTTATATGAGAGTAGATTACATCTTTTGCTGCATTAACACCAACCATGTACAAAGGTACTTTTCCTTTGTTGTCTTTGCTTGCGGTTCTTGGTGCAACTGGCGCATCAACAGCTTTGTGTCCTTTTATAGCATATATGTTTCTTGAAAACCTACTCTTACAGAATGAATACGCTTGTTTAGCTCTATGCCCTTGTGTATCAATACACCCACAAAGAGCTTTCATAAGTCCACCATTTTCATGGGTCCATGTTTTCATAAGAAACTCATCAAATCTTTGCCATACTTCAGGTTTTGAAGTATCACCATGAAATACTTTATATGCTATACTCCAACTTTCTTCAGCTTCGCCCCATCCAATAATCTCACATTCTATACGGTCATCTTGCGTATCTGCACCAAAAGAAAGTATCAAAACTCCATCAGGGACTTGGGATGTATAAACTTCTTTTCTATCTTCGTAATTTTCTATCTCTACTCTCTCATAGTTCTCTTCAAATGTTCTTGCTAATACCTCATTGTAAAAAGCTTTTAACTTTAACTTGCTTTTTTTTGCATCTAAAAACTCTTTTGCAATATCACCCCATGTAACATTTGGAGAATATGACAACATAGCCCAAATATGAAATGAACGAATATCGCTATCAGGATTTTCTGCAATCCATTTGCCTTTTTTGTCCATATCTCTTTTATGCTTATCAAAAATCTTTTTGCCACATTTCTTACATATAAAGTATGCTGTGTATGGATAATGTTTTATTGTTTTTCCATGTTCATCTTGGTCTTTATTCCAAAGCAAATCTTCAAATTCAAATTTTTGGTATTGATTGCAATGTGGACATGGCAAATGTCTATACTCTTGAGTTCCTTTCTGAAACCAAAAATCTATTACTGATACTCCATCTTGTATACTATCTTCTACTTCAGGATTATATGCAGCACCTATTGGCTTCCCACCTAATATGTTTTTTCTATCCCAAAAGTCCGATGTTCTTCTCATCATTGTAGTAACAGTATCACCTGCCTTACCTGCTTCTTTTTTCCAAGTATCTAACTCATCTCCTGATACAACTCTAGCCGTACGTCTATTAAAATTTCTATCAGATTCAGCACCAAGAAACTCTGCATATCCTCCAGGATAAAGTTTTTTAATAGTTTTCTCTTTTTTAGCTTTACCTCTTATCTTTGGAGTCTCTATTAGCTCTGCAATACTTTTATTGTCTCTTATCATTGGTTCAAATTCATCTTCTGCAAAACCTTTAGCCTCGTCAGCATTTGGCTGATAATGAAGTTGAACACTTGGTCTTTGATGAATATAGTATCCTGATACAATTCCAAGCATTTTTGTATATCCAACACGTGTAGGCTTTTTAAACACAACAGTTTGCGTGATTTGGTCTGTCATTGCATCTATTATTTCAACTTGCCAAGGTCTGGTTTTCCACTTGCCAGGTGCAGATGAGGACTCTGCAGATAGATAAAAATATTCATCCGCCCATTGAGATCCTGTCAAAATTGGTTTCGGTTTCAAAATTTTTACACCATAGTTAATTATTTCTAATTGTTGTTGTGTTAATTTTCCCATTGTTGTTCCCTCAACTGCTCTTTTTGTCTATTGTTCTCTTCTATTATCCATTTAACAACTTCTTCACTCAAATCAGGAAAGTGGTTTTTTATATTGTTGGCTTGATCATCTAAATATTGATTGAGAGGTGACAATAGTTTTTCAACTGCTGCTTTTGCATCTGAAACAGGAATAAGTTCACCCTCTGACTCTAGAAACTTTTGTCTATTTATTTTTCCAAGCCAAAAGTCTTTTATTATCTGCACTTTCTGTGATGGGCTTTTAGCTGCTCTTAATAAAGATTGCAATTCTGCTGTTGATTCTTCATTAAAAATGCTTTTATCATCTTCAATATCTTCAGGTATAGTATCATTTACTGTTTTTTTAGTATCTCTTTTCCTTGCAAGAGCTATTGCTTCAACTGCTTTTTCAAGATATATTTTTTTACCATTTGCAGTGAAGCACTTATCAAGTGTTCCACTCTTTACATGCTTGGTAATCATTGATGGTTTTATACCTAAATGTTCTGCTAATTGACTCTTGTTTACTTCTGTCATTTTTAACCTTTTTTTTAACCAAAAAATTATGAAGTTAAATATCACGTAGTGATATTATGTAGATGTTGTTTTTAACCAACTTTTTAAAAATAAAAATTAGTGAGTTATCGGGGTTCACACTACCCCCACCACTTTTATCTATAGGAAGAACCTAAGCTTTTCATCTAGCCATTGCAATAGCAAACTTCAACGCTCTGTCTAATATAGATTCAAACTTCTTGTTATATTCACTCTTTACTGTCTTTTGCAAGTCAAACTTCTTTTTATACTCAGGCTTCTCTGCTATCCTCAATATACATATAGGCTTATCAGTTCCTACCAATGGTCTAGCATATATACCTGGTGCAAGTGGTGATTTGCTTTTACCTGTGATAATAAAAAATCTCAGCTCTTCTTTTGGCTTCCTTGATCTACTCTTCTTTGTCTCATTTGCACTATAGCCTGCTTTATAAACTAATTTGAGTTGAGAGATTATCTTATTGTATATACTAGCATTCAACTTCACTCCTGGTGGTGGAGTTAATATCTCCCATTTGTACATATATCCCTTGTAAATTAATGCTTTCTCTAATCCTTTTCTCTCTCTGTCTCCACCTTTGAAGTGATGATGCAATACTTTATATTGCCAGCTCCATTCATCAACATATATTTCAGCATACAATTTATTTTTTGTTGCTTTCTTTACTCTTATAGAGCTTGGTATGGCTCTCTTTGTTATGTTTAACTCATCACCTATTTCTTTTTTTATGGTTGATAAAACTTCAAAAACAAAATCATTCAAAGCTTTAGATGTTGCAAATGGTATCTGCTTCTTCTCAAAGTCATTGAGTCCTTTGATTGCTTCTTTGATGTTTGTTTCTATGCTCATCTTGGTTGGCATTATTTATCCTTTGTGATAAATTGTTATGTTCTTTTGTGGTTTGTTTTATTAGGTATAGCCACCAAGGTATGGCTATTTGCAAGATGTTTTTATTTGTTGTATATTAACTCTTCTAATACTGGATATATTTTTGGATGCGTTAATTTTTTTAATGCACTTTCTTTGATTTGTAGTATTCTTTTTCTAGCCATATAAATAATTTCATTAATGGCATTATATTTTGCAGTTTTATTTTTATATAATGTGTTATACATTACTAACACCACAAATGATTCTCTATCATTTAAAATCTCTAAAATATAATTAACTACATCATTTATATTGTCTGTATGAATTTTTTTATCGAACACGTCATATAAAAGTTCTTCTAAATTTAAGGTACATATTAAATTTGCTCGTAATTCATCAATTTTTTTTCTCTTTTTTTCTTCTTCTTGAAGTT